CGCGTGCTGGCCGAGGCGCTGACCGCGTGCCGACGCGAGGTAAAGGGCCGGTTGAGCCTGGCCGCGATCATGGAGCGCATCGACGACGGCCATCCGGCCCCGAACGAAGCGTGGGCCGTGGCCATCCGCGCCACTGACGAGGCGGTGACCCTGGTGTGGACCGAGCAGACCCGGGATGCATGGACGGCTGTGCTGCCGCTGGTCGAGGAGGGCGACAAGATCGCAGCCCGTCAGGCGTTCCTGGAGGTGTACGCGCGGTTGGTGAAGAGCGCGCGCGCTGTCGGTGGCAGCGCTGTCTACCAGCCGTCGCTGGGCCACGACGCCAGTGCCCGGGCCGCAGCGCTGCAGCTGGCGGTCGACGCCGGTCGCCTTGCGCACCAGCAGGTGGCCGAGCACCTGGCACTGCCGGCGCCCACGCCCGCGTTCAACCCGCTGGCCCTGCTGGCCGGCCGAGTAGAGGCCAGCCCGGAAGCGAACGAGCGGACCCGGAAGCGGCTGGCGGAGATTGCCGAGCTGTTCGGGTCCAACCAGGACGCCGCGGCATGAGGCAGGACCACGTCGAACTGGAAGTGCGCCCGGCGTCGGAGCCGGTGGCAGAGCCCGGCTGGTATCTGGCCTATGGCTACGGGATCAAGCCCCTGGTGCTGTACGCGACCCGTGGGATGACCGTGTGGCGCGACGGCATGCGCCAGATCCCGATCACCCGCTATGCCGGCCCCGTGCCGGAGCTGCGCTGATGTGGTCGAAGGCACCGCCGGCGACGAAGGAGGAGGCCCGCCGTATTCGGAAGGCAAAGCTGGGGCCGTGCATGGTTTGCATCTTCCTGCACATGCGCAACGTGCTGCCAAAGCACCTCGTCGTCTACGGATGCGACTACCACCACTGCAAGTCGGGAAACATCCGCCGCGGCCACGCGTTCGGGTTCGCCATGTGCCAGTGGCACCACGAGCGCATCCCGCAGGAAGGAAGGTCGTTCGCGTGGATGGCAAGCGTTTACGGCTGGAGTTTGAAGGATGGCTCCAGGACGTTCCACGAAAAGTACGGCTCGGACGACGAGCTGATTGACCAGCAGACCTACATCAACGAACTGAGGAGAGCCGCATGAAGGATCGAAGCAAGAGGTACGCAGCACGGTCGCGCGCGCTGTTTGAAGCGAATCCCGGCCTGCAGATCACCGGCATCAACGTGGCTGACCAGCTGGGCGTCGTGGGCTATGTCGAGCGCGGCAAGGTCCGCCGGACGCTGCGCGACCTGGTGGATGCAGGCTACCTGCGGAAGCTGGGTGAGGGCAGGGGCGGGCTCTACGAGCGCACCGGCGCCCGCATGCAGCGCCTGCCGATGACCCCGGAAGAGCGCAAAGCGAGGGACAGCCAGCTCACGAAGGAATACCGGGAACGAACCCGCGCCGCCGGAGAAGCTGGCCCGCGCGCGCCGGACAAGATGACGATCAACCGCGCGCGGCTGGATCTGCTGGCCGACCTGGCACCGGCCAAGCCGTGGGGCAAGGAAAAGGGCCGCCAGCGGCCGGCCGAGACGGTGGAGCAGTTCCAGGCTCGGGGCGGCCAGGTGCAGCGCCTGACGGCCAGCTGGGAGCAGGCGGCATGAGTGGGCCGAATCACGTGTGGGTAGTTCTGAACGGAAAGGGGCAGGCATTCGCTATGGCGACATCGGAGCCGCCCGGCCATGTGTTCCAGGAAGGCGAGAAGGCGATCCGCTACGTCCCCGCCAGCAGAGCGGTCGACTGGAAGCCCATTGGCGAGGCGCCGCAGGACGGCACGCGGCTGATGTTGTGGGACGCGGTGAGCAAGCGGCCGGTGTTTGCCAGCTGGCGCGGCGGCAATCCGAAGATCACGCACTATGCGGCCGAGCCGGCCGGCCCGGAGGTGGCTGGTGCCTGACCGCGCGCTGGAGCTGGTGCTTCCCTGGCCGAGCAAGGATCTGTCGCCGAATGCGCGCGTGAACCGGTGGCGGAAGGCTGAGGCAACCGCGAGTGCCCGGCAGCTCGCCGCGGTGCTTGCGTACAACGCGGGGTGGAAGGGCATGCGGCTTCCCGCTGGCCGCCTGTACCTCTGGATCGACTGCTACCAGGCACCGGGGAAGAAGCTGCCGGACGACGACAACATGGTCGGCCGCTGCAAGGCGTACCGGGACGGCATCGCGCAGATTTTGGGGATAGACGACGGGCGGTTCCTGTCCCGGCCATTCGTACACGACGAGCGCCGGTCGGGCGGCCAGGTCGTGATGCGCATCACGGGTGGGCCCGAGCCGGGCAGGTAGGTCGCGGGCTGTGCGACGCAAGGGGAACAAGCTGGCTGGATGGACCTGACCCGCTATGACGACAAGGCGCTGGGGCTGCTGAGCAGCCTGCAGCAGGAGATAGCCGAAATGCGATGGAACCGGGCGTGGACGGCACCGGACCAGCGCGGGGAGGCCGAGCAGGCGCTGCGCCGATCACGCGCGCTGCGCCGCGAAATCAACCGACGAGATCGATTAAGGGGAAAGGGATGAAAGACGCGCGCGAGCTGCTGTCCAGCGGGACGGGCCCGAAGGCAATGAGTTTTGACGGCAGCACCGGTGGGCCGTCCACGCAAGAGATCCTGGCCGCCCTGGCGTTCGTTCAGCACGGGCTCGGTCGCGAGCTGCTTGAGGCGCTGTGGTGGCCAGAGAGTGGCGCTCGCCGTCGCGAGCAGCTGCGACAGGAGGTGATCGCCTTGGTGGCCCCCGAGTTCACCCGGCAGATGCATGCCCTTGCGGACGCCAGGACGAGCTTCGGTATCGCCAAGGCCAGCATTGGCTGGGGCGGTGGTCAGACCACGGACATGCAGCGGCGGGAACTGCGGCGCACGGAGCAGGCGCTGGATGACGCGCGCGCTGCGGCGTGGCCGAACAACACCATGGAGCAGCTGGGTGTGCTGGCAAGCGCTGTGATCGCTGAAATGGCCGGCTGCTGCGACTGTTCGGGCTGCGAGGGGAAGAGGGTTGTTCAGGATCCTGCCGTTGCTGGTGCTGTGAACTGCCCGCGTTGCGGCGGTAGCGGCTATGAGCCTTTTAGTGGTCGCAAGCGCGGCACGTCCATCGGTGCCGACTGTTCGGCGTACAGCCGGTTCTGGCGACCGGTCTACGAGTGGATGCTGGCCAACTTCCGCCAGGCCGAGTCGCGCGCTGCGGTGGAGTTCAACAAGGCGTTGTCCAAGGCGGCGTAACGATGACTTCCTAGGTCATCGAAAAAGGCGGCATTCTTGCCACCATCCAATCGCAAGCCCCGGCCCAGCCGGGGCTTTTTCTTTGCCCGCGTCCCAGCCGGACTAACTCTCGTGCCCAGCCGGCGCTAGGGGCGGGCACCTATCAACCGGGAGGGGCATATGCCGAACCGGACAAGCAACGGGGCCACCATGAAGGATGAAATCATTGGCACTGCCGCAAGTGCTGTAGCGAAGGCTGCGCCGCCAGTGACGGTCGCCGGCGCGGTTGCCGCCGGTGCCAACCTCGACCGCGTGGTGGTGGTGCTGACGATCATCTACCTGGTCGGTCAGATCAGCTACCTCGGGTGGCGCTGGATCCGCGAGTGGCGGCAGAGGGCTCAGGCATGAAGGCCAAGATCATTGGCGCGAGCGCCGCCGCGGTGATCGCCCTGGCTGCCACCGCGCTGGTTCAGCCGTGGGAAGGCTATTCGCCGACCCCTTACATCGACATGGTGGGTGTGGCCACCTACTGCTACGGCGACACCAGCCGTCCGGACAAGGCGGTCTATACCCAGCAGGAGTGCGCTGAAAAGCTCAACAGTCGGCTGGGTAGCTATCTGACCAGTGTGAGCCAGTGCATCAAGGTGCCGCTCGGCGAGCGCCAGTGGGCGGCGGTGCTGAGCTGGACCTACAACGTCGGCGTGGCCGCAGCCTGCAATTCGACGCTGGTGCGCAAGATCAACGAAGGCCAGCCTGCAGCGGCCTGGTGCCCCGAATTGGAGCGCTGGGTCTACGCGGGCGGTAAGCGCGTACAGGGGCTGGCCAACCGCCGCGCGGCGGAGCGCGCAATGTGCGAGGGGAGGAACTGATATGTACGACGGTATCGGGAACGCTTTCGCGTTCGGTCTGGTGCTGGCGGGAGCTGCAGGCGCGGCGCTGATGGCCATTCTGTTCTGGCTGATCCCCTGGCTCTGGGAGCTCCTGAAGCCATGGATCCACATGGTGACCGCGTGAGCCGCGCCGTTATCGCAGTGGCAGCTTTCGCCCTGTGGTCGGCGGCCATGTTCGGCGCTGGCTGGGCGTGGCGCGGTGACCGTGCCGAGGGCAGCGAGGCACTGAGCCAGGTGGCAACTGGTAAGCAAGCCTTACAGGTTGAGCAGCAATCCCGTGCTGTCGAACACCAGCAAGCCGAAGACCTGGCCAACATCGGAGTCAAGCATGAAGAAGACCGCACCGCGGCCCAGGCCGTCCCTGCTGCTGTTGTGGCTGACCTGCGCGATGGTCGTCTCCAGCTGCGCGACGACCTTGCCACCTGCAGCACCAGCCTCCTGTCCCAAGCTGTCGCCGGCACCGTCGAACGTGACCAGGCAGCCCAACTACGAGCAGAGATTGCGGGCGCTTTTGTTCAAGTCGGGCGAGACGCCGACGACCACGTCCGTGCCTGCCAAGAAGTGATCGAGGTGGATCGTGGTGGATGATCGGCTCGACAAGCTGCTGGCCCTGGCAGAGAAGCAGCACGTCATCATCGCGGAGCAGGGCAAGCAGATCGGCCAGCAGGCCGACAGCATTGCGCTGCTGACGCAGTCAGTGGCGATGCTGCTGGGCGAGGAGATTGGGACGCCTGTGGCAGATGATGCCGAGGCTGCTCCGCGCGCGGATCTCGACGGAAAGCCGTACTGATGCCCACCCGGCCACCTCAGCACCGCGCCGCCGGCTGGCGGCCGTACAAGGAGCCTGCAGCTCAGGTGCGCAGGCGGCAAACGCGGCGAGCGCTGCCTACCAACTCCGCGCGATGGCGTCGCATCCGTGAGGCTGTGCTGGCGCGTGAGCCGCTGTGCAGGGCCTGCGCCCTGCTGGGCAAGGTGTGCGCGGCCACGGAGGTCGACCACATCGACGGCGATTCCGGCAACAACGCCTACACCAACCTGCAGCCGTTGTGCCGGCCCTGTCATAGCGGCAAGACCGCGCGCGAGAACGGCGGCTTCGGCCGCGAGCCGTGGAACGGCGACGGGTTCCACGGCAGATAGGGTTATCCACAGAAAGCTGAACGAAAGAGGGTGGGGGAGGGTCAAAGTTCAGGGCCCTCCCGCAGCGATACGCGCGCCCCCCTTTCTTCGCGCTTCCGCAGAATTTGAATTTCAAGGCAGGTGGCCATGGCACGGCACAAGCAGCCGGCCGAGCTGGCGGCACTGAAGGGGGCGACCAAGAAGGACCCCCAGCGCTACAGAAAAGAACCTCCTAAAACCGGCAAGCCGCTCGGAAAGGTCCCCGACCATCTGGAGCCCGGCGTGGCCGCTGTTTGGAAGGAGCTGGAACGATGTGCCCTGCCGGGGGTGCTGACCAGCTCCGACAGGTTCGTGATGGAGGTCGCCGCCTCCCTGCTCGCCGAGTTCCGGGCCATCAGGACCGAGTTCAAGGCGGCCAAGTATTCCCACCTGATCGGGTGCCTGGCCCGGCTGGGCCTTACCCCTGCGGACCGCCAGAAGCTGGGGACCGAAGCGCCGAAGGAGGGCAACCCATTCGACGAGTTCTGACCCATGACGCCGAGCGAATCCGCCAAGGCCTACGCCAAAAGCGTTGTGGCCGGGAAGACGCCGGCCAACGAATACATCCGCCTGGCGTGCCAGCGGTTCATTGATGACCTAAAGCGAAAGGGTGCGGATTGGCCCTACAAATACGACGCGGCCAAGGCCGACCGCGCTGTTCGCTTCATGGAGAAAATGCCGCACACCAAAGGCAAGTGGGCAGCTCAGAAGCGATTGCTGGTGCTGGAGCCCTGGCAGCACTTCATTGAGTGCAACCTGTTCGGGTGGGTGCAGAAGCGTAATGGTCATCGCCGGTTCCGGCGGTCCTACGAAGAAATCCCACGCAAGAACGGAAAGTCGCTGCGCCTGGCTGCGCGCGGACTGTACCTGTTCTGCGCAGATGGCGAGGCCGGCGCCGAGATCTACTCGGGCGCCACCAGTGAGAAACAGGCCTACGAGGTGTTCCGGCCTGCCTGGCAGATGGTCCAGAAGCTGGCGCCCCTGCGGGCGCGCTTTGGCATTGAGCAGGCGGGCAACCCGAAGAACCCCGGCCCCATGTTTGTCATGGAGGACATGTCGAAGTTTGAGCCGATGATTGGCAAGCCCGGCGATGGCTCCAGCCCGCACGCGGCGCTCGTGGACGAGTACCACGAGCATGACGACGACCACATGGTGGACGCCATGGAGACGGGCATGGGTGCCCGCGAGCAGCCGCTGCTCTCCATCATCACTACGGCAGGAACAAACCTGTCTGGACCCTGCTATGAAATGCGCGCGGATGTGATCCGAATCCTGCGCGGCGAGGTGAAGGACGAGACGATTTTTGGTGCCATCTACGGAATCGACGAGGGCGACCGATGGGACGACCCCGCCAGTTTGGTGAAGGCAAATCCGAACTATGGCGTGTCCGTTTTCTCAGAGTTTCTGCTGCAGCAGCTTGAGCAGGCAAAGCGATCAGCCAGCAAGCAGAGCGCATTCCGCACCAAGCATCTGAACGACTGGGTGGGCGCAAAGCTTGCCTGGATGAACATGCTGGCGTGGCAACGCCAGAAGCGCGCCTTTGAGGTCTCAGATTTCGCTGGTTGCCCATGCTGGATCGGTGTCGATCTGGCATCGAAGCTCGACGTGGCTGCGGTGGTCATGCTGTTTGAAAAGGCCGGGAGCTACTACGCGATACCTCGGTTCTACGTCCCCGAGCGTGCTGTGGAGCACAACGAGCGATACCAGTTGTTCGTGCTGGACGAGCTGATTGTGGCGACGCCGGGCGACATGACCGACTACGCCTTCATCGAAGAAGACCTCAAGGAGCTGTCTGCTCAAGGAATCGATGTGCGCGATATCGCGTTCGATCCGGCGCAGGCCGCGTACCTGATGACACGACTGGAGCAGGAGGGGCTGCCGGTCGTGGAAATGGCCCAGTCGGTCCGCAACTTGTCGGAGCCGATGAAGGAAGTGGAAGCGCTGATTTTGGCCCGCAAGCTCTGGCACGACGGCAATGCGGCGATGACCTGGATGATGGGCAACGTCGTGGCCAGGGTGGATGCAAAGGAGCACATCTATCCACGCAAGGAAAAGCAGGAGAGCAAAATCGACGGTGCGCTGGCACTGATTATGGCGATGGGGCGCGCGCTGCAGGTGCAGGAGCCCGGTCAAATCCAACAAGGCTTCGTGGTGATGGACTGATGCTCGGACTATTCAACAACGACCGGCGCCCCGACCCCCGCGACCGGATTGAACCCACCTTTACCAATCTCGCAGATGGCGAAACGGTTTCGTCATCGGATATACGGATGTTTGAGGTCTTCGGGAACCAGGCTACGGCGTCTGGCGCAACGGTCAGCCCGACCACTTCCATGCGCGTATCTGCCGTGTTCGCGGCAGTCAGCCTTATCGCTGGCGCTATCGCCCAGCTGCCGATCCCCGTGTACGAGCGCAAAGCCGACGCCAGGGTGAAGGTGGACCACGACTACTGGTGGCTGCTCAACGAGCAGTTCTCTCCAGCGTGGTCCAGCTCAACCGGATGGGAGTTTCTGGTTGGTCAAATGCTCCTGCGTGGCGATGGCATCGCCTACATCCAGCGGAACCGCGCGGGAATCATGACAGGCATTATCCCGTGGCCGCGTGAGCGGGTCATGGTGATGAAGCAGCAGCGGTCGAGCCCGCGTGAGGCACACCGTCTGCAGTACACCTTCCACGACGATGAAGGGTATTTCACCGTTGACCAGGACGACGTTCTGCACCTCCCCGGCTTCGGCTTCAACGGTGTCTGCGGGCTGTCCGTGATCCAGTGGGGGGCACGGAACGGCATCGGCATCGCCATTCAGGGCGACGAGCATGCCGGAAAGTTCTTCTCCGAAGGTGGCAAGCCGGAGGTGGCAGTCAAGGCGGCAAAGGAGATGGGCGTCGCTGCACAGGATGCCTTCCGCGATGCTTGGGTAAAGAAGTACGGGGGCGTGCAAGGCAACAGACGCATCCCGTTGATCCTGACCGAGGGCTTGGATATCACCGAGCTGACCATGTCCGCTGTCGACCAACAGCTGCTGGAGTCGCGCCAGTGGCAGGTGATCGATATCGCCCGTGCGTTTGGGGTGCCGCCGCACATGATCGGCGAGACAAGCAAAGCAACGAGCTGGGGAAGCGGCATCGAAAGCCTGGGCATCGGCTTCGTCAAGTACACGTTGGGCCCGCACTTGAAGCGGATCCGCGACGAGCTGAACCGGAAGTTGTTCAGGACGTTCCGCAACTTCGTGGAGCACAACGTCGATGGCTTCATGGCTGGCGATTCCAAGACCCAAGGCGAGTATTTCGGCAAGGCGCTGGGCGGTCCCGGCGCACAGGGCTGGATGACGGTCAACGAAGTGCGCCGCCTCAAGAATCTGCCGCCCATCGAGGGTGGCGATGTGCTGTATCGCCCCACCGAGACCGCCCGACCCGCTCCGGACGCCACGTCCGCCGCACCGAAGGAACCTGACGATGACGACACCGAAGCTGCTGCAGCTGGCGAAGAATAACGCCGGCAAGTCCAAACCGATCCGCGCCGAAACCGAGGGCAAGGAGGCCACCATCTACCTCCACGGCGTCATCGGCGGATGGTGGGGCGATATCGACGAAACGCTGTTCGCCCAGACCATGGCCGGCATCGACGCGGACGTGATTCACCTGCGCATCGATTCCCCAGGCGGAGACGTGTTCGCGGCGCGGTCCATGATGACTGCGATCTCTCAGCACAGGGCGACGGTGATTGCCCACGTTGACGGACTGGCAGCGTCTGCTGCGACGGGCGTCTGCATGGCGTGTGACGAGGTCGAGATCAGCCAGGGCGCCGGCTTCATGATCCACAACGCGTGGACTATCGCCATCGGCAACAAGGCCGATATGGCCAAGACTGGCGAGCTGCTGGGCAAGATCGACACGGGCTTGGCTGGCGATTACACGCGGCGTACCGGCAAGGATCAGGCCGAGGTTGTCGCGTGGATGGATGCCGAAACCTGGTTCACCGCGGACGAGGCCAAAGAACACGGCTTCGCAGACAGGGTTGCCGAGGTTGTGGGGACCAAGAAGGCCTCCAATCACTGGGATCTGTCGGCCTACAACAACGCCCCTGCGGCCTTGGCGAAGCCTGCCCCGCCTGCTGACGATGGTCCGGCCATCGCCGCGCACCTGACCACTCTGTCGCGCCATCTGGCGCTGATCGAACGAACCCCTGCGTAAGCGGCTCCCGCCCGCAGCCATCCCAAGCCGCCGAAAGGCGGTTTTTTTTCGACCCAAGGAAAATACACATGCCTTTCAACATCCAGGCCGAGCGGGAGCGCCGTACCGCGCTGGCGAAGGACACCCGCAACCTGCTGGACACCAACACCGGTGACGGCAAGACGTGGAATGCCGATCACCAGAAGAAGTACGACGAGAACGTGGCCGAGATCGAGCGTATCGACGCGTCCATCGAGCGGCACCAGAAGATGATGGACCTGACGGCTGACGAAGCCTTCCGCAATGCGGGTGGCCGTGAACACGGTGATCCGCGTGCACCGGGCGCCGGCGGCAACCAGGCATCCAGCGAGGTGAAGCTGTTCGACAAGTGGGCGCGCGGTGGCGACAGCGCACTGTCGGCCGAAGACTGGCAGCAGGTCAACGCAGCCATGTCGGGCAATCCGAGCCTCAATCCCGAGCAGGGCGGCTACACCGTGCCCACCACCATCGCTTCCAGCATCCTGGAGGCGTTGAAGGCGTACGGCGGTATGCGCCAGGTCGCCGACGTGTTCAGCACAGCCGGCGGCGAGCCGATGCAGTACCCGACGAGCGATGGCACCTCGGAAGAAGGCGAAATCGTGTCCGAGAACCAGTCGGCTACCGACGCGGACACCACCTTCGGGACCAAGGGCCTGTCTGTCTACAAGTACAGCTCCAAGGTCATCACCGTACCCTGGGAGCTGCTGCAGGACAGCACGGCAGATATCTCGGGCTTCATCGAGCGCCGACTGCAGTCGCGCCTGGGTCGTGTCACCAACCGTCACTACACAGTGGGCACCGGCAACGGCCAGCCGATGGGCGTAGTGACGGCGGCGAGCGTGGGCAAGATCGGCCTCGTTTCGGACCTGCCGGTCATCACCTACGATGACCTGGTGGAGCTGGAGCACAGCGTGGACCCGGCGTACCGTCAGCTCGCGCACTGGATGATGCATGACGACTCCCTCAAGATCATCCGCAAGGTGAAGGACGAGAGCGGTCGTCCGATCTTCGTGCCGGGCTACGACCAGGGCAACCCCGGCGGTGCGCCGGATCGTCTGCTGAACCGCAATATCCAGATCAACCAGCACATGGCCAGCCCGGCCGCTGGTGCGAAGTCGCTGGCCTTCGGCGATTTCAGCTTCTACAAGATCCGCGATGTGATGGCGGTGACGCTGTTCCGCTTCAACGACTCGGCCTACATCAAGAAAGGCCAGGTCGGCTTCCTGGCGTGGATGCGTACCGGCGGCAACCTGATCGACATCGGTGGCGCGGTCAAGACCTTCCAGCACGGGCCTGCGGCCTGATCTCAACGCGGTAAGTGCTGACGCCCCGGGCTATCCGGGGCGTCTGGAGACCACCATGGCAAACAAGCAACGCGCGGCCAAGCCCGCGCAGAACGACAGCTCCCTGCCGGGCACCGCCGCCGGCACCGGCCCTGACGCTGGCACCGAAGCCAGCACCGGCACCGGCCCCGATGCTGGCGCCGGCACCGGCCCTGACGCCGCCACCGAAGCCAGCACCGTCACTGGCGCCGCTGCTGGCACCGAGGGCGGCACCAGCACCAGTGCGGACGCAGGCACCGGCCGCGACGCTGGCACCGGCACCGGCACCGGCACCGGCACCGGCAGCGAGGATGTTGCGTCGAGCGCGGACAGGCGCGTGCGGGTTCGTCTGCTGTGTACGAACCACCTCGGCAAGATCGGCGATATCGTCACCGTGCCCACCGGTCACGTCGACGCGCTTCGCAGCGGCGGGCTCGCGGATCCGCATCCGGCGGCGCTGGAAGCGGGGGAATAGCCGGTGCTGCGGCTGGTGAGCGCGGTCCCGGCTGCCGCTGAGCCGGTGACGTTGGCCGAAGCGAAACAGCACCTGGTGGTCATTCACGACGCCGACGACACCCTGATTCTTGCGTACATCGCCGCGGCCCGAGAAGTGGTGGAGCAGCAGACCGGCTATGCGCTGGTCGCTGCGACCTACGACTGGACGCCGGGGCTTCCTGGCTGGGCCGAGCTGCCGATTGAGCCGGGGAGTGTTGACAGCGCTCAAGGGGATTTGCCCGTCCGCTTCACCACGGTGCCAGGGGCTCCTCCTGCGGCGTTGCGCGCTGCCATCCTACTGAAGGTGGGCGACCTGTACGCCAACCGCGAGGTGACGGTGCAGGGCCTAACCGAGAATCCGGCGTTTGATCGCCTGACGTTCCCGTATCGCAGGTTCAGGCCATGAGGCGCGCCGGGAAGTACCGTCATCGGATCACGCTCCGCGTGAAGGAGACAGTTCGGTTGCCGCTCGGCGGTGACCGGATCGAATGGGTTGATTGGAAGCCCGATGTTCCGGCCGAGGTCGTCCCGCTCTCTGGCCGGGAGTTCACGGCAGCCACGGCTGAACATGGCCAGGTCACGGCGCGCATGGAGATTCCCTACTTCCCCGGTGTGGAGAACACCATGTCCGTCCTGTTCGATGGTCAGCCGTACGCCATCCGCGCCGTGCTTCCCGATCCGACTGCGCGGCAGCACCTGACACTGATGGTCGACGCGGGGCTCTCCGATGGCTGAGCAAATCGAGATCCATGGCCTGGAAGGGCTTCTGGCGTCGTTGAAGGCACTGCCTGTCGAACTGCGGGGAAAGCCGCTGCAAGCGGCTATGCGCCGCGGCGGCAACGTGATCCGCGATGCTGCGCGCGGGCGGGTGCGTCGAGCCAGCGGCTTTCTGGCGAAGCAGATCGTTGTGCGCCGGGCAAACGCCAGGAACCGAAGCAAGGCCGGAGTTGGCGCTGGAGGTGAATACTTCACCGTGGGCGTGAAGACCGGCAAACGGGCGAAGTACGCGAACACCAAACGCAACCGGCGGCAGCGCCGAGTCGGCAAGGCATACGTGCAGGCCGGGTGGGCGTACTACTGGCGATACCTGGAGTTCGGCACGAAGAAAATGGCTGCAAAGCCGTTCCTCACGCCGGCCGCTGAGGCCAAAGGAGCGGAGGCTGCCCAGGTAATCATCGACCAGACACAGGAAGCCATCGACAAGGTGATGCGAGCAAGGGGGTGGCGCTGATGGTTCCTCTGATTCAGCCGTTGCTGCAGGGCGATGCCGAAGTGCGCCGGGTTCTCGGCGATCCCATCCGCGTTTACCCCAATACCGCCCCGCAGGACACAGCGCTGCCCTACGCGACCTGGACAACCGCTGGGGGAGCGCCGATAGGGGCGCTGTCTGATCGTCCGCCAGCGGACGGATGGCGCGTGCGCCTCACCGTTTGGGGCAAGGACACCAGACAGGCCAACGAGGCGGCCATGACCGTCCGCGATGCGGTTGAGGAGGTGGGCAGCATCGAATCCTACAACCCGCCGCCGGACGACGACGACACCGGTGCATTCGGGATCTCCTTCGACGTGCGGCTGCTGCACATCCGGTAGGGCGCGAGACATCTTCTATCCACTGGCGCAAGCCGTTTTTTTTTTCCCGGCTGTCGGGCTCAACCAAAGAGGTAAACCGCAATGGGCGTTTTGAAGTCCAAGCACTCCCAGCTGTTCATCGCCATCGCGGCGGCCGAGGTCATCAAGGTCACGCGACTGCGCTCGGTGGGCTTCCCCGATGGCCAGGCCTCCGAGATCGATATCTCGGATTTCGACGACGACTGGGACCAGTTCGTCGCCGGTCGCAAGGCCACGGGCAGCACCAGCATCGAGATCAACTACGATCCGGTCGACCACGAAAAGATCGAGGCTCTGCATGAGTCTGGTGCCGTCGTGGACTTCCTGGTCACCGCGCCGCTGAGCGAAACCGCTGGCGTTCCGAAGCCGGTCGCTGTTGCTGGCAAGATCACGCCGCCCACCACGGTGGTGTCCAAGCAGTTCCAGGGCTTCGTCCAGAACTTCGCCGTCCAAGTGGCGGACAACGACATCTGGAAGGCCACGATCACGATCCGCGGCACCGGGCCGGTCAAGACCAACAAGGCAACCGGCGGCCCCTGAGTCGCGCTACGGCGTACCTCCGGCCCGCTTCGGCGGGCCAACCCCTTTGGCAGAGCGCGCGGACTCTCCGCGTGTTAGCCGTGCGCGGCCCGCGCGCTCCGCCTCCATTCAAGGAAACGGCCAATGAGCAAGACCAACGAAACTACCGAAGCTCAGCCGGCGCAGCCGGTGAGCATCCTCCAGGCATTCACCAACGCCGGCATGTTCGCGGCGAAGGATGTGCAGCCGGATACCATCGAGCTGCCGGATGGCAGCAAGGCGCAGTTCTACGTGCGCGCGCTGCCGGACACCGAGTTCCGCAACCTGTACGCCTCCGGGGACCGCGCCAAGTTGATCGCGGCCACGATCTGCGACGAAGACGGGAAACGCGTCCTGACCGAGCAGCAGGCCGGTGAACTCAAGCCCAAGGTGGCGGCCAGCCTGCAGTCCATCGCGCTCAAACACGCCGGCTTCGGCAGTGATGCCGATGCGCTGCAGGAAGAAGCGGGAAACGGCTAAGGAAGCGAGGCGAGGACTGGTTCTGGCACGTTCTGGCCGGCCACCTCCACCGTACCGTTGCTGAGCTTCGCGCCACAATGTCGCGCAGGGAGTTCCTGTGGTGGTGGGAGTTCCACAAACGGAACCCCATCGATCCCGTCAGCGTCCACCAGAAGCCCGCGGCGCTCGTCGCCTACATCACCGCTGTGCACAGCCAAGGTGGCACGAAGCACAGCATGCAGCAGTTCCTAGAGACCCTCGTTCCTCGATCTGACGACGACGAGGCGCAGGACTGGTTTGAATCTCTGAGATAACCCATGGCCGATACCTTCGGGCGCTTCTCGGCGCTCCCCATTGGCCCTCTGCTCGCTGCCCGCGACGGAGGGCTGACTCTCGCCACGACCGCCGCCGCCAACGGCGCTAGGTGCGCGCGCTCCGACTTCGCGCTGGGTAGCGGCACGGTGGGGGTAGAGTTCGCCGTGTGGGGCGATGACGCTCTCGCCGCGGTCGTAGGGTTTGTAACCCCCGCTGCATCGCTGAGCCAGTCGCCGGGTTCCAACTCCAACGGCATTGGCTGGGAGCTGGCCACCGGACGCCTGCTGCAGGGCGTCGGTGCCATCGCCACCGGCCTGCCGGTCGTAGCTCATGGCGATATCGTTGGGTTGCGTATCGCGTTCGGTAGCCCGTCTCGCCTGCAGCTGTACGTGAATGGCGCAGTGGTCCACCAGCGCGATCTGCTGCTCAGCGGCCCTCTGCACTTCGCGGCTGGGTTGGCCGCCACAAAGGCCGGCGGCCTGTGCGTGGCGGTGAACGCTGGCCAGTGGGCGCCGCGATGCGAGGCAGCTGCTGCCGGCTGGCGATTGGATGCCGTCGCGGTCGCCCCAATCCGGCTGGCCGACGCTGACTGGCTTAGTGCGCCGGGCGACAGCCCGGCCAACGCACGGTTTGAGGGGCTGATTGCCGAGGGCGTCAACCTGGTGCAGGAGCTGAGCTTCTGGCCCTGGGGTGGCGATCCTGTTTCGCAGACGGCCGCGGCACAGTGCGTCGTTGCCGACGCAGAGGGGCTTCTGGACGCCATGGCGCTGTCGGGCGCCTCGGGCGAGCCGGTGCGGATCCTGATGGTGGATGAATCGGCGATGCTGGCCGACGCAGCGCCGGTGTTCCGCTGCGCGATCGATCAGGTCGAGATCAACGACGACGGAAGCAAGACCTTGCACCTGCGGGATGCCCACGACTACTTGGGGCAGACGTTGAACCGCGGGGTGTTCCTCCCCAACGTCGAGTCACTGGCCTGGAAGCCACAGCCGGTGGTAATCGGCGCCGTGGCCAGTGTTCCGGCGGCCGGTGGCAACTCGGACGCCACGGCGATGTTCGTTGCGGATGGACGTGTGTACGTCGACACGGTGATGGACCGTGGCGACCTGATGGAGGCGGGCACGTTCAGCGTATCGCCGGATGGCCAACAGCTGCTCATGAAGTCGCCGCCCGTGATGCCGGTGGTGGCGGACATGTCCAGTATAGGCCCCGCCATGGCGCCGGCCACGCTGTCAGCTGCTGTCGCGGATGTGATGGGCCGGCTGGGGAGCGGGGCATGGTCGCTGGCCGATTGCCAGGCGGTGGATACTGCGACGGGCTATGCCGGGATCGGCTACTACGCAGGCTCGGCGGTCACCGGCCGTGACGCGTTGAATGCGATGCTGCCGAGCTTTGGCACTGGCTGCTATCAGGATGCAACCGGGGTGCTGCGGTTTGTTCGCGTGGCGGCGCCAGAGGCATACACCGGCCCCATGGCGTTTGAGCTATCTGAGGCGGAAATGGCGACCGATCTGGTTGGCGTCCCTGATGATGCCCCGAACCTGACGCGGCGGATGGCCTATCGCCCCAACGCCCAGGCCTTGGGGGCGTCGGACCTGGTCACCGACGTGGTTGACGTGCCGCAGGCGCGGCGCGACGAGCTGACCGCCCTGTACCGCGGCCAGGTGTACGCGGCCGGTCCGCTGGACGCGCACTACCGCAGGGCCGATGCGGCCGACCCGGTCATATCGCTGTTCTGGCGTTCTCTCGATGCTCAGGCCGAGATCGACCGGGTGGTGGGCATCTACCGGCAGCAGCGTTTCTTCTACCAGTTCACCGTGCGCGGTGACCAGCAGTTGGCGCCGCTGCCTGGACAGGTCGGCCGCCTGACGTACGGCCGATACGGCTTGGCCGACGGCAAGCCGGTGCTGGTGCGCCGCGTGGAGCGGAACCCTGCCACGGGTGATGTGGTGATGACGGTGTGGGGGTAGCAGCGTGCTTATTGGATTTGGAATGCCGGCGGTTGCGACTGCCACGCTCACCGGCGGCACCTGGCTCACTTCCGATCAGGGCTCGGCGCTGTTCGACGGCAAGCCGGGGCGTGCATCGCGCATCCGGCGCACCGGCTCCCTCGCGATCACGGTCACGCTCGCGCAGGCCATCGTGCCGGGCATCGTAGCTGTCCTTGGCCTAAGCGTGCCGGCCGGTGTGCAGGTACGTGCCGCCGGCGCGGTGGGCACGACCATCAAGCTGCCGGATGGCAGCGTGTGCGCCTGGCTCTTTCCCCAAGGCGCAGCGGCGATGTCGATGGTGTCCATCGAGATCGTCACCACGGACACCAACGTCGACATAGGGGAGATCGCAATCTTCCGCGCGGTCGATGTTGGAATCAGCGACGGCTGGGGTGTGGTGCTGGTCGACAGCAGCGCCCATACCAGGACCAAGGGCGGGCAGTTGAACACCGTGGACGGAGCGTTGTATCGGCGGATGACGTGCTCCCTATCCGGAAGGGCGACCGAGATCGTCCGCGGTGCAGGCCTGGCCGGTGGTGTGGACTGGGAGACGGTTGCTGCGTCGATGGCCGGCCGTCGACGGTCGTGCGTGATTCCCCAGTACCGGGACATGGCTACGAAGGCATTCAACCCATCGCTGGCGGCGCGCGCGGCCATCTATGGTTACCCGACCCAGCTGCCGAGCGCGGAGAACATCAGTCGCAATTACTTCTCTGGGACTATGGAGTTCGAAGAAGTCCCCGGCTAGCAACAACCGTTTGAGGCCTATCATCCAGACTGGCATTATGCCTTGAGTCGATAGTGGGGCAGGGATGATGAAGCAGGTGGTTCTAGCGGGATTGTTGGTTGTGGCGCTGCCCGCAGCAGCACGAGAATCGCAGGAGCCGGGTTACGGCAAGCCGCCAACGTACGGGGAGGCGGTAGAGATCGCATTGACCTCTATTGGCGGGATCATGCGTGATCCCGCAAGCATGTACGGGTTTTCGATTTCACGCCCAGTGGCTACCTGCATGAAGCGTGGTCATCCTGGAAGATCGGAAGTCTGCGGCTATCGCATGTGCGTTGTGTTGAACGCCAAAAATGCGTTCGGTGGCTACGTCGGTTTCCGCACTTACACCCTGATTTCGACGCCCGAGAGAGGGCCGTTCTTTTGGGAAGGTGGGTGTACGGTCTCGGAGCCGTGGCAGGGTGATCCTGCGGTTGATGTGCGGAATTTTTGCGCAGATAACCCCAAGCACAGCGCGTGCAAGGAAGGGTTCACCGAGTCCTTTGTGGCACCGACCCTGCAGGAAAGTATCACTAGGCCTGCGTGGATGACTGGTGCAGGAAGCGGTAGCAGCAGCAAGCCAGAGGTGGTTGCACCATGCAGTGATGAATTTAAGGATCAGTTGAGGGCAAAAGGAATGTCCTACAAGGATATTTCGGAAGTCTGCACCGACTGATACAAATCGATTCGAATCCAAAGCCCGCCTTGAGCGGGCTTTTTTATTGGGGAAGCCATGAGCCTGTACACCCTCACCATCGATCTGCTGATGAAAACCGGCTCGTTTGAGAAGGACGCAGGGAAGGCGGCCCGTCAGTTCGATCAGCGGATGCAGAGCATGCAGGCATCAGCCAAGCGGGCAGGTACTGCCATTGGCCTGGCCATCTCCGCTGGCATCACGGCCAGCAGTGCGGCAATGGTTCAGTGGACGCGGCAGGTAGCGGACCTGAGCATCGAGTACGACAGGCTGGGCGCGCTTTCTGGAACAACCTCGCAGAACTTCCAGAGGATGGCCGCTGGAGCAAATGTGGTTGGGGTCAGCCACGAGAAGCTGGCCGACATTTTCAAAGATGTCCAGGACAAAATCGGCGACTACATCCAAACGGGTGGCGGCGCTATGGCTGACTTTTTCGACAACATCGCAAAGAGGACAGGCGTAACCGCTGAGCAGATGCGGAAGTTGTCGGGTCCGGATGCGCTGGGCATGTATTTCAAGAGTCTGGAGAAGGCGAACCTGTCGCAGTCCGAGATGACGTTCTACATGGAGGCAATAGCGAGCGATTCATCGCTTCTGATTCCTCTCCTTCAAAACGGCAGCTCTGGATTCAAGAAGTGGGGCGATGCAGCTGAGGCTGCTGGCGCCATCATTGATGGCAAGACCAACAAGGCCACGCAGAGGCTGCGCGAAGTAACTGTTGAGGCCGATCTGGCGTTCAAAGGCCTGAAAGTAAGTGTCGCGGAAGAGCTTATCCCCGCGCTGTCCGACTTCTCAGAGATGCTGAATGATCCTGATTTCAGGCAGGGGTTCGGAACTATCGTTCAGGGGCTGGCTACCGTTACCACCAAGGCCGCAGAAGCAGCAGCGATGATCGGCAACCTGTCGACCGTTCTTGCTCAGGGCTTCAAGCCGATGGACGAGAAGAGCTACGACGGGCTTATCCAGGAACGGATGCGGATTGAGGAGCAGATTGCCGGCGGCAAGGATGTGGCAGCGCGTGCGAGAGCTGGAAAGGCATCCTGGTGGGAAGGCGGTCTCTTTCGGGACACCAATTCGGAAGAGAGCGCCAAGGGGTGGGACGACTACGTTCGGGGGCGTGAAGCAAAGCTGTTGGAGGTGGACGAGGCCCTGAAACGGCGACGGATGAAGGATCTAGCTGAATCCGTAGTCATCATTGATGCCGGTCAGACGCTTCCAGAGTGGGCACTGAAACCGGAGAAGACGGTCGGTTACAAGCCTACTGGCAATATCGATAAGGCGGCGCGCGAAAAGGCCGATTCGGATGCGAAGCGCCGGGCCGAGGAAATGGCCCGCTACAAGCAGCAGGCTGACGAAGCCGCCGGCGCAATGGCTGGACCCCTTGCCGAGGCAATGGCCAAGCACCTTGGCAACATGGCCGAGTACAACGGTCTTCTGGCGAAAGGCAACATCGCCCAGGCTGATGCGAACGTTCTGATGGGGCAGAGCGCCCTGGAGTACGCCAAGGTTGCCGCCGAAGTCGAGAAGGCCATGGGTGGCCCCGAGCAGCTGCTGGCCACCTTTGGTGCCGAGCTGGAAATGCTCGGCAAAACCGGGCGCGCGCGCGAACTCTACCGTCGCCAGCTGGTGAACGAGAAGGACATGCGCGAGGAACTGCGCAAGGCAGCGGAGGCGGCCGGCGGCCAAGATGCGCTGGCGCTGGCCAAGGGCGCCAGCAGCTACGCGGAGTATGAGCAGGCCATGCTGCACGCAGCGGCGGCAGCCGCCGAGCTGTCTGTGCAGATCGAGGAGGCTGCGGCGAACGCTGAGGCCTTGGCCAACGTTATCGTGTCGGCCGCGGCTGACGGCGTTGACGCGTTCGCCGATTTCGCCGCGGATGGCCTTCGGAACTTCAACAACCTGTGGGATGACCTGAAGGACGTGGCCAAGCGAGGAATGCGTGACATGATCGCGGAGATCCTCAAGCAGAAGATCGTGATTCCGATTCAGACGCAGATCATGAACGGGATCAACGGGCAGGGCAGTGGCCTGAGCCTGCAGAGCATCATGGGCCTGTTCGGCGGCAACGGATCCGCAGCTGGTGGGCAGAACCTGAGCAATGTCGCCGGGCTGCTTTCACAGGGCCAAGGGCTGTTCGGTGCAGCCACTGGTGCCGCGAGCAGCGGTGTCAGCGCCGGTAGCCTGATGGGCTTCGGCAACAGCATCGCCGCATTCGCGGGCGGTGGTGCATCGGCGGCAGGCGGAACGGCTGCTGCTGGCGCCGGTGCCGCATCCTCTGCAGCTGCGGCGGTCCCGATCATCGGCTGGATCGTGGCCGGCATGATGAAGAACGCCGAACTGTTCGACCAAGGCTGGGATATTGCCAACGGCGAAAGCTGGGCGGGCAAGATCGCCACGGCCGGTGCCGTGGGGCTGGCCGACAAAGGGTTCCGCGGCCTCGGATTTAACGACAAGGTGGCGTCGATCCTGTCGGGGTCGAGCATCCACGCGAAGCTGTTCGGCCGCAGCGCGCCCAAGGTGACCGGCCAGGGCATTACTGGCGATTACGGGTTCGGTGGTTTCAGCGGCCAGTCCTACGCCGATATCAAGGCCAAGGGCGGACTGTTCCGCAGCGACAAGAAGTGGACGCAGTACGCGGCGCTTGATCCTGGCATTGATCGGACGTTCGACATGGCGGCGCGGCAGGTTCGCGGCGCGGCCACTGACCTGGCCAAGCAGCTCGGCGTGGACCTGTCCGGGCAGCTGTCCGGGGTCAAGGTGTCGCTGGGCAAGCTGCAGCTGTCGGCGGACTCGGCCGAGGCGAAGGCGCAGCTGGAGGCCTATCTGGCCGACATGACTGATCGACTGTTCACCGAGGCAGTGAAGGCGGCGGGCTTCGGTGGGCAGCTGGACGGCTACTTTGAAGCCTCCGACGTGTTCACGGCGCTGGGCGCATCCATTGAGCTGGCCGTGGGCAATGCGGACCAGCTCGGGCGCGCGCTGAATGGGCTGGAGATCGAGAAGGTCAACAAGGCCGTTGACTACTTCCAGGATCTCGCCAGCGTGGCCGGCACGGACCTGGCCACCCAGGTGCAGAAGGTGACGGGGCTGCTGGGCAACTACGCCACGCTGATGGCCGAGGTGTCGACCCAGCTCCTGACCGGTGACCTCTCCAGCTACCAGCAGCAAGCGCTCAGCATCGAGCGGACCTATCGCCAGCAGGTGAAGTCGGCCAACGACTACGCCAAGGCGCTGGGCCTGTCCGGCGCACGCGCGGAGGACCTGGCCAAGATCGAGGCGTTGCGCGCCACGAACATGGGCAAGCTGCAGGCGCAGATCGACAAGGACAAGAAGGCCATGCAGTACGGCCTGTCGATCAGCGATCTATCGCCCCTGACGGACCAGGAGAAGCTCAGCGAGGCGATGAAGGAGCTGGAGCGCGCCGTGTCCGGCGGCGACACGAGCGCGGCGCAGGCGGCCGCTCAGGCCGCCCTGGGCTTTGGCCGGAACCTCTACGCCAGCGGCAAGGACTACAACGGCCTCTACGACCAGGTCACCGGCCTGATCGGTGGCATGAAGGTGGGCGACCTCGATATGGAGGACGGCACCAGCATGGGTGCCTTGGCCGATGCAATCGAGGCCCTGCCGGACAACTTCAGCCGCGCTGTGTTCGACCTGGTCGTGAACAACGACGGCCAGGCGGCGACCACGACCGCGGTGCAGCAGAGCAACGCGCTGCTGACTGACGTGAAGGGGCTGCTGCAAGACCTCCTTTCCACCACTACGCAGGGCGTCCGCACGTCGTCCAGCTCGGCCCTGCGCCAATCGCTCAACGCCTGACGAGGTAACCCAATGCTGCAACGGAAACTCACGCTGGTGGAAATCGGCGGGAGCGATCTGCCGTCTCCGTCGCCGGCCACGCCGCGGTACTCCAATTGGTTCCCGATGCCCTACAAGGCGGCCGCCGTGCCACCGGTGGAGGGGCTTACCCCGAACCCGGTTGCCGATGGCGTGCTGATCGAATGGACGGCCGTTGACCAGGTGGGTGTCATTTACGTGATCGAGCGCGGTCCCACCGCGCAAGGTCCGTGGGCCGAGATCCACCGTACGACGGATACCCGCTACCACTACAGCGACGGCACCGGCCAGAAGTGGTGGTTCCGGATCACTCCGACCGTGCGCGGCAAGCCTGGCTCCGGCAGCACGGTGGAGGTCACCCCTCCGACGACCACTTCCGACCTGGTAGAGCAGCAGGAGAAGCTGGCAGCCGAGACCTTGGCGCGCATGCGGGCCGACGCCGCCGAAGCTGCCGCCCGCGCGGCTGCGATGGCGCAGGCTGCGCAGGATCTGCTGGCCGAGGCGACGTTGCGCCAGCAGCAGTACGTGGACGCCATGCGGGGCATCGCCGACGAGGCGCGTGCCCGTGCCGATGCGGTGCTGAACGAGAAGCTGGCCCGCGAGGCTGCCATCAGCTTGGAGCAGCAGACCCGCCAGACCGAGGTGGAATCGCTGGCGCGCGCGCTGTCCGAGGTAGCCGCCGGCAGCGGCACCCAGTTCGACAGCCGCGCCATCTGGTACTTCGACCAGACGGTGGAGGGCTGGACCGGCAACGGCACGCCCACGCTCGTGGACGGCTGGCTGCGGCCGGCCAATGCCGGCTCGACCCCGTGGGTGCAGTCGCCGGCGGCGTTGGCTGTGGACGGCAGCGCCTACCGCTTCGTGAAGCTGCGCGTGAAGCGCGTGGGCTCGCCGACGTGGGCCGGCTTCCTGCAGTGGGTCACGCCGACCGATCAGAACTGGAACACGCAGAAGCGCGTGGCCATCGCCGAACCGGCGTGGGACGCCAATGGCGTGGCCACCGTGGACGTGCAGGACGTTGCCTGGTGGCCGGGCACGGTCGACCGGATCCGCCTGCAGCTGGGCACGGCTCAGGCTGTGGCCAACTACTTCCTGATCGATTGGGTGGCCGTGGGCCGCCCGACGCCGGGCGCTTCTGTGGCGCTGGTGCAGGCTGAGACCCTGGCCCGTACCACTGCCATCGCCGCCGAAGCCAGCCAGCGCAACACGCTGGCCGTCCAGATGCGAGGCAACTACACCGGCACCGACCCGCTGCAGCTGACCGCTGGCCTAGCCTACGAGGAGTTGAAGGCGCGTGTGGCGGCGGACAGTGCCCAGGTGCAGCGGATCAACGTTATGGAAGCGCGGATGCCTGCTGGAGCTGGCGTTCTCGCTCCTGCGGCGGCCGTGACCGAGGAAGCACTGGCCAGGGTTAGCGGAGATGCGGCACTCGCGCAGTCGATTACTGCCGTCAACGCCACGCTGCCCGCGATGATCGCGCAGGGCAGCAATATGGTTCTGAACGGTGGCTGGGATCAGGGTGACAACGTGGGCTGGTCCTACAGCAATATGGCCGGCGTCGCCATCGTTGCCGAAGGTCGCACCGGCAAGTGCCTCAAGGTGACCGCTCCAAGCGGAAACCGCAGCATGATCGCGAACGGCGCCGCAGATCTGAACATTCCTGTGGTGGTGGGAAAGAAATACCGCATCAGCGCGTACTACAGGACTGACGCGGATTACAACGGCACCAGTGGCAACGGCAAAGTGCGCATCGCCAATCAGGACAACGGCCTTATCGCAGGCCTGGCGTTTGCTGCCAACCGCGCTGACTGGACGCGGCTGGAATGGGTAGGTACTGCAACCACGATCAGCGCGCTGCGCGTGTACGTCAACAGTGACCACACGGCTGGCACGTTGTGGGTTGATGACGTAATGGTCGAGGAAGTCACCGACGTTCTGGCCACGGCGGAAGGACTGCAGGCGCTTACCAACACGGTCCAGGTCCAAGGTGGCCAGATCACCGCCCAAGCCAACCTAATCAGTGCGCTGCGCACGGACGTGGACGGAAAGGCCAGCAACTCAGCGCTGCAATCGTTGCAATCTCAGGTGACGTTGCAGGGCAGCGATATCACCAGCCTGGGCACGGCGATCACCAACGTCACCGCCTCCCTGGGTAACGTGGGGGGCGATAATCTGCTGGGTAATAGCGGATTTGAGCAGAGCGGTGCGGGGTGGACCAGTAGCAGCGGGGGATTGGCCGGTGGCGTCGTCACGCGTAGCTATGTTGCATCCGCGTTGCCCAGCAGCAAGCTGGCGGCGCGATGGGACTTCGCGAACGTGCCCGTCACGGGATACTGGGAGTTCACGACCACCAGTGCCAGCAAGTCCATGTCGGTGGAGCCTGGCAAGCAGGTCACACTGTCAGCATACGTGCGGGGAACGCCTGGAGCACGTGTGTTTCTGCAGTTCCGTTGGCAGGACGCCAACAACCAGACGATCAGCTACAGCGGCACGCCAGCAGACCCCACAAGGCTGATTACCGCAGGGAGCTGGGATCGGAAGATTTTCACCGCCAATGCGCCGGCAACCGCGGCATTCTGTCAGGTCTACCTTCGCGGCTATGGCTTGGGCACCGCTGACCAGTGGATCGAGTGGGACAACGTGCAGGTGCAGCTGGGTAACACCGCCAGCGGCTACAAGCTGTCGACCGACGAGCTGGCCGAGCAGACGGCCATCAACGCTGCTGCCACTACCACACTGACCGGCACTGTCACTGCGCTGCAAGGCACGGTGACTTCCCAGGGCAACGCGATCACCACCGTCACAGCGGTTGTAGATCAGGGGAACCGTGCTGGCAGCAACATGTACCTCGATGGCAGCTTTGAAGCTCGCCCGGTTGGTACGGTCATTCAGACCTGGGCGCTTGTCACCACCGGTGGGCGCACTGGCACCAACGCGATGACTGTCAGCTTTGCCAGTAATACCCGCTCGATCTCGCTGGGTACGTTCGATGTGGCACCTGACCGTGTCTACTACGCAGAGGCTTGGGCGAAGCGCGTGGGGCCAGCAGCAGGCAGCGTACAGCTGCGTTTCAATGTCAGTGAGAATGGCAACTCGGCCAGCTATCCCAACTTTCAGAGCGTCAGCCTGTCGGCAATCTCTGAAACCGAGTGGACCAAGGTGAGCGGCTACGTTCGCATTCCCGCCGGCAAGAATCGCGCGATCTTCCAGTTGAACAGTGCCAACGGGACCACAAGCGCAACCCAGCTGATCTGGGATGATTTTGTACTGCAGGATGTGACCGAAGCCTACAACGCGCAGCAGACCGCGGCTGGTGCCGCCAGCGGCGTAAGTGCTCTGAATGCAACAGTGACTCAGCAAGGCCAGCAGATCAGTGCACAGGCCACGCGCATTGATGGCGTGCAGGCAGCTGTCGGTGGCAAGGCTGACGCTCAAGTTGTGCAGGAGATGGCGGTAAAGGTCAGTAACCAAGGTTCTGGCGAGAACAAGCTGGTCAACTCGATGTTCCAGCAGTGGGCGCCTGACGGATGGGCGTGGGATACGAACAACAGCGCATTCCGTGCGTTGGGCGATCCAACTGGCGGGAACCCTGCGTATCAGATCGCTGGCATGCAGGGTATTGGCTCCGTGTCTGAGCAGACTGTTGCAGCGGGGGTGTCCAGCTGGTTTGGCATCAAGAGCAGGCTGGATGTAACGCCGGGTAAGCGCTACAACATTTCGGCTTGGGTTGATTGCCAGCGTTGTAGCGTGCGTTTGGAAATGATCTTCTTTAACGCTGCAGGCGGATACCTTGGCGCATTCAACACGCCCGTGGTTACCGACAACCAAGGCGATATGTCCAAGGGCTTGGCGAGCCTGCCGAGACTGTCGATGTTCGGTGTGGCACCGGCCAATGCCGCAACCGTGCTTTTCCGGGTGACGATCATTGGCACCGGTCAGCCTGTACCATATTTCTGGATGTTCCGTCCAATGCTGGCAGAGGTGGACGCCAGCGCTACCCAGCCGCCGGCGTGGTCTGCAGGCGGTGCTGAAACGTCTGCAGAATGGAGCCTGTCCGTGCGCGCGGACAAGATGATCGCAGGCATCAAAGTCGGTGCCACGGCAGAAACATCTGAGATCAACTTCCTGGCGAATGTGGTGAACATTCTCACGCCAGGCGGGGCTGATGGCTTTGAAATGACCAAGGGCTATCTGCGCGTCTGGTCCGGTAGCTCGCAGCGCATCATCGGTAATGGCTTCGGCACGGATGGCCTGGTGGACTACTTCGGGCCCAACGTCGGCGCGGCCAACGCAAACAAGGCGAACGCGACCATGTGGATGGATCGCAACGGCAATGCGTACTGGGGCGGAGCAATCGCTGCGGGCATCTTGCGTAACGCGAACCAGAGTTCAAGCATCCAGACCGTCGGCAACGGTGTTCTGGTCGGACCGTTTGACACCAACGGACGGAACAAGCAGGTGGTTGTCGGCTACAACCGCCGACACATCCGCACCAAGAGCGCGCTCGGCCCGCAGGGCTTTGTGGCCGGGGCTGGCACCAATGGGGGCGTTATCAACCTGTACCGCCAGCTTGAAGGGCAGGCCGAGACCCTGTGGCAGCAGATCCCGATCACCGGGAGCGTGACCATCAACAACGAGATCGACGGGCCTGACACCGCCAGTTCTGGCTGGTCCGCATCGCTCACGCTCAACGACAACACGGATGGGACCACTCGCCGCAGCTACCGCGCCGAGATTGTCAGCCTCACCGAGCAGACCGTTAGTCACCAGTCGGGCAGCTTCGAGGGGCAGACCATCACTCAAAGCCTTTCGGTCATTTCCATCGAACAGCAATAAGCCATGCGGGGCTGGCTCTCGCCCCCCTTTTTCTACAGGAGATACATCATGCTTGCACGTGCACAGCTGTACCAGAGGATCGAGAACGCTGACAACCCCGGGAAGGTGCAGTTGATCTTCCGCGCCACTGATGGATCCGGCGCCATCTTCAACTTCTTCGTGTCCCCGCAGGTTGCGGCTCCGTACGTGACGGCCGCCGAGTACGACCTGGGCGCCGAAGAGATCGTGGCCCAGCCACAGGTCTAGGCCACGGCCTCCAACAGCGCCTCAGTGTTGTTGCGCCGGGTGTTGACCGCTCGGCTGACGCGGTAGGCCTCCGTGGACGGGGGCGTGCTGGCCACCGGGATGGCCATGGCATCCCGTTCACGGGAGGCTCACCGACTGGACGCCATCGTTCAGAGCAAGCGGACAGGGGACTGCTACGCGCACAAGTGTTGGCGTAGAGAGGCGCTTATCTCCATTGCCCGTAGGTAATTCGCCGTGGAATTGTTGATCTCATTTGCAACCACTTTCTTAGGCGCTTTGATCCTGCTGGTCTTCTTTACTCTCGCTGTGATGCTCTCCAAGGGGGCCTCACGCGGAACTGCGCCAAGGAGACTCCAGATGATTCCCTCTTTCCGCTATGCGTATCGAAAGGCACGCAGCTGGCATGGGTCGGTTCCTGCCTCGATCGTCGCCGGTGTCAGGTACTCGCTGACGGGTGACAGCGGCTACTTCAAGTCGCACGGTGGCTGGAGGATGTCCCGCCTGCATCGAGGATCTGACGTCGAAGAGTGATGGTGCTCAGGCGACAGGCGTCAGCGGCTGCTCAACGTTGTTTCTCTGCGTGTTCACCGTGCGGCTGACGCGATAGGCCTCTATGTCGGCGGCTCGCTGGCCAAAAGCATGGCCCTGACTCCTCCAGGCTGGCGGCCAGTCAGTCATCGATCTGGCCGGTCGGCAACCGAACCGTGATGCCGGTTCAATGAATTGTTCGGGGCGCAGGTCTCTGTTTCACGGCTCGATGACGCCGTTTACTCAGCCCGGTGCTAGCCTCACCTGCTTGGGGGACTGACAGGGAGATTATCCAATGCCGATCAGGGCTGTGGTGTACGCGAGCGAGGCCGGACCCCAGGCGGCCGACAGCGGATCAGGCCTGCCAAGCGCGAAGCTTGAGGAACTGGTAAACGACGCGGCGCGTTTCAACAGAGATGCCGGGGTGACGGGTGTTCTGCTGTTTGATGGAGCAAGGTTCTTGCAGTACCTGGAAGGTCCGGAAGATGGGTTGGCTGTCGCCTACTCACGAGTGCTGGGGTCGCAGAGCCATAGTGGGATAGTCGAGCTTCAACGCGGCCGCGTTGGACAGCGGCGGCTGCCATTCTGGCCGATGCGCTGGCTGCCGGTAGAGCGCCAGGAATTATCCAGCGTTGCCCATGCAGATTGGACCCGCTTCAACATGCGAGGCGATGCTGAGGCGATGAATGCTACAGCGATGGACCGTTTGGTCAACTTGGCCCAGGTCCGTGCAGCTACGCCGATTATCGCTCGGGATGCGCCGCCGCTTCGATCTGCTCTGTGAGCAGGGCTAGCCCTTGGCGCATTGCTGCAGCAGATAGGGCGGAATCTTCGAGGTGATTGTCAAAGATCCCTGGAACCATGCCCTCCCATACCCTCGTCAATGACGCCGGATCTGGATGGCTGATGATGAGCGCGCGGACGCAGTACTCCATCGCTTTGAGGTAGCCCCGATGGGCCTCAAGTTCTGTGGTGCAGTTATCGAGGCGGTGCAAAAGCTCGGAAGTGGTGGGCATGGGGCGCTCGTAGACAGCTCGCTGAATGAGAGTGATAGTTGGGGCATTCCATATGGCCCCAGGCAATGAGCATCCTCAACGTTCTGCTGTCGCCAGATCAACTATTGGTTGCTGTAGATACCTTGGCTGAGGACTCGCGGACTGGTGCCAAGTCGGCCGGCGCGAAACTGCTTCTGATCCCTCAGCACAACCTGGTGCTGGCCAGCCGCGGTAGCGCTCAGTTCTTCCTGCGGATCTACGAACTGGCACTGCTGGCAAGCTTCCGCGCGGACTTCACCATGGAGCAGCTCGGTAGGGAGCTAGGGCTGGTGATCGACCAGCTGTGGCCAGCGTACGAGAAGGCCGCGCTGGAGGCAGGGATCGCACCGTCGGCTATAGGGACCGAGCTCGTGCTGGGCGGATGGTCGCCGCGAGCGAATCGTATGGTGGCCACGGCATATGCCAAAAGCGTCAGCGAGGCCCCCGCTCGGGTGCAGCCGCTTGTAGGCGGACTCGCTTCTCCCGGCGAGCCGCTGCGGGGAAGGCCGGACAGCTTTGCGCTGGAGGAGGTGCTGGCAGCTGGTCGGGCTCAGGCGGCTTGGCTGAACAACGCTTGCGGGAAGCAGGTTGCCGGTGGCCGATTGCTTGCTGCCCAGCTGCGCATTTCGGGCTCTGTGATCTCCGATCTAGGGGCCATATAGGTCGTGAGGATCAATTCCTGCCCGGACCAGCATGCGGTCACGTCGCAACTGTTCGGCCCATTCTGCCCAGATCTGCGGCCCTGGCAAATGAGTGTTGGCGCCACATGCAGGGCAGGTGAGCTGAACGCCCGTTGGAAGTTCTTCAAGTCCCAAGCCGTGAGAAAGCTTTGACTCGTTTCCGCAGACTTGGCATTTGCAAATCATTGCATTGATGCCATCAAGGCTGCCATTGGCGCGCAGTAAAGCATGGATCCTAAGGATCCGGAACGAAGTAGAGGTGGTCATGGGGTCCAGCCAATTTGGGGCTGGACACGGGCGAGAGGGATATCCCGCCGGAGAAGAGCCAAGAGACAGCAGTCTCGCACGGTGGGGTGAAATATTCATCAAGGGCCGATGCCCCGTTCGCAGGATCTGCGACGGCCGCGCGTATGCTGCCGGCATGCTTCCTTCCCTCGGCTACCAAGGCTTCCGAACCGCTCCTATCCCTGCCGGGTGGGTGCAGATGGGCGAGCGCTGGGCACTGTGGTGGAACGGTCGGGAGATAGCCAGCCTCTCTCCTGATCGCGCTGGCGGCCTGCGCATGACGCTCAACGCGCTGAAGATGTGGCAGACCAAGAACGTGAGAGTGGTCAGCCTGCGTCAGGGGAAGCGCTTCGCCGAGCGGTGGTGCGCGGCCAGGCTGTATCCCAACCTGCCGTTGCGCCAGGCGGTTGCGCGCCTGACCGAAAGCACCCCGATCCAGCCGTCGCCGCCGCTGCCCGGCTTGCCCCCGACCCGCGAGCAGCTGCAGCAGGCCCAGCGCCTGGACCAGGCAGCTGCGACTGCATCCGCCAGGGTGATGGCGGCACTGGAGCCGATCCGGCCGGCGGCGGAGATCAAGCGAGACTGA